TAGCCGTCGTAAATCGCGGCCAATCTCGAAAGCTTGTCATTTTGCCATTCTGTTTATGTTGCACGTGCAGATGTAATGAAGCCCGGCACGCACTTGGCGTACCGGGCCTCGGTCAGTTAGCCCCGCCCGCGCAACGCGCCTTTGGGGGAATGGTCGTCACGCGGGCGGGAGTTATTGGGGTCTACGAGGAGGCAGGTTGAGCGGCATATCGCAGGCCTTGACGAGCCTGTAGACATCCTCGGGCGAGTCCTGGCCGGTCATGGCGCTACCCCGAGAACCGGGTTTTGGCGTCGATGACGCTTGTCCCTCTGGAGGTTCGTACCTCGACAGTAGGACTCTTGGCATCTTCCTTGGCACGACGGGCGATCTCCTTGCGAATAGCACCGCGGTGTTCCCGCGACATGAAGAACCCGGACTCGATGAGTCCTTTGGGGCTGTAGTTCCGGGGGTACTTGTAGCTGTTCTTCGCCGCGTCCGGCGTCCAGGAAGACGTCAGGTACCGCGCCCGAACTACGCCGCAGCCGCGGTCGCAACTGCCGACGAGGAGGTGCGCTCCGTGCGGGCGCTTCTCGATGTTGTCGTACAGGTCAGCGTTCCAGATATGCCCTAGGTCCCAGCACACCAGGATTACTGTATCAACCTCGCCGACCCATTTCCGAAACTGTGGTTCTAGCATCTCTCGCCTTTCAGAACTTGTTCGCGTTGTTGCCTTTAGACCGGATCATGACTGACATCACCAGGCTACGCTCGTTCGGGGTAAATGCCCATCCCTCCTCCTCGGAAGTCTTGAGGAGCCAGTCGAGCAGGTCCAGCGTAAAGAGCGGAAGCTGGTCGCCGTCCATCTCAAGTGCGTTCGCCCGGTAAGCTACATCGAGCATCACGTGCATGAGCCTGATGGCATCGTTCCGGTCGATAGGCCAATGCTCATCAAGGTACTGCGATATCAGTAGCACCCTTCCCCCTTCGTCGCTAGGACTAGCCTACCCGATCGCGGCCGGAAAGGGAAGGCTTTTAGGAAAACAATTTATAGTCCACATTCGCTCATTTCATGCATTTCTCGGGTGCCATCAATTACAGCCCGATAGTACTCAACTGTTCCCCACTCCAGCCCCGCAATAGCTTCCCGGCCTTCAGGAGTGGTGAGGAAGTATGCCTCGCAGGCACTCGTGTTGTGGTGCGCGCCGTACCATTTGGCGGCCGGGCATTCCTCGGGCAGGTGCTGCACCTTTGAGTCGCATTGGCTACAACCTGGCATTTCTACCTCTCAGTATGTCCAGAGTTCGGCCGCAAATTCTGGGCTATTGCGAGCACGGCGGAGTCCGGTGATTGTATGCCTAAGGGCCGCGCGGACATGGTCACTTCCCTTCGGCCAAAGGTTCCATGCCTTCAGGCGCTCGTCTGTGGCTGTCGAGAATGCCATCGAGCGGCTCTGGAAATGGAGGGTTGAGTCCCCGAGTTGTTTCTGGTGCTTCAGGAGCTGAAGCATTGCGCCTATGCGTACGGGGGATAGAGCCTCAGGGTCGGTCGAGTGGAAGGTGGGGTCCTGGTCCCAGGCTTCCACGATTAGGGCCACGCCCGTTTTGTAATCGAGGGACTGAACTTCCCGCGCGAGACGGGCAAGTTCGATGGCCTGCACGGGTTCTGGCCCGTTGAATTCTCCCCAGTCATGCTCCCATATGGCCGAGGGGGCTTCGCCAAAGATACAGGCGCGCGGTACTGTCATGAGATACCAACCAGTAGTGCCTTAAACCGCCAGGATCGATTCCCATAATGTGGAGATGATCTGTAGGCATTAGGCATCACCTCCTTCCTTGCGCCGTTCCTGAGCGGCGCGTCTAGCTTCCGACCATGGCTTGCCTTTTAGTTTTCTTGATATCGCCCATTATGCGAAGATGATCTGTCGGCATTCCTCTCCCTTCAGAAAAGTGCCGAGCCGGTCATGGGGTGCGCTCTACCTCCCCACGACCGGCCCGGTGCGGCCCCGGAGAAAGGCGAATAAAACCGGAGCGCGCTTTTCTAGCTTACCCTACCGGCGAGGGGAAGGGAAGGGGGCAAACGAAACAATTTTCGAGCGGAAAGAGGGGCTAGACTTGTACCCTTTGACTGGCGTATAATCGGGAACTTCCGGGTAAACGCCGGGAAAACGGAACGTAAATAGATGGCGGGCCCAGAGTTGGCAGCTCCGGCCCGCCCGGATGGAGGAGGGTCCATCATTAACGAGTATAGCCGACCGGGCGATGGAAGTAAAGACCTTCGCGGCATGAAATCTTTCCCATTCCGGGAAGGGGCCGGGTACTACCGGACGCTGGGTTGGACAGGCACTATCCCGGTCGCGCGGCAAGGTACAAAAGCACCACTGGTCAAAGGCGTTACGGGTCACAATGGCAAGGATGTCGATGATGGCGAGCTGCGCCGGCTCATCAGGCAGTACCCACAGGCGAACCTAGGGCTTAGGCTGCCGTGGAACATTATAGGCATTGATGTTGATGCCTATGAAGGCCGACAGGGCAGCGCTACAATCATCGACTTGGCCCGGCGTCTCGGCTGTCACTTGCCACTAACGTGGAGAAGCACTTCCCGCGCACCGGAAGATGGTGTGTCAGGGATCTACCTGTTCCACGCTCCAAGAACCGCGCGGCGAGTGTGGGTGACTGACCTTGGTCCTGGCAGCGGTGTCGAGATAGCGCAGTACCATCACCGGTTCGCGACCGTAGCGCCGAGTGTCCACAACTCGACGGGGCGCGTGTATAAGTGGTGGTATGGCGATGGCCGGGTAGAAGCCCCTATGCCTAGTGATCTTCCAGAGTTGCCTGTGCCGTGGTGGCAGTATCTCATGTCTTCGCGTGACTACGCCATTGCGAAGCAGGCGCAAGGGCCTGAAGTGCTTGGGTGGTATGCTCGCGTAGGTCCGGGGGCTATGTGTACATGGATGTCACAGTCGGCCGAGCGGGAGGCAGCCAAGGTGCGTGTTGCTGGGGCGCTCGGCGGCCTTCATGATACACTATGTCAGGCAGTGACGCATCTATGTATGAATGCGGCCGAGGGGCATCTTGGCCTAGAACAGGCACTAGGCATTATAGAGTATGACTTTTCACACGCAGGACGTCGCCGGAACATGCGCTCAGAGTGGGCCGGGGCGGTCAATACGGCAATGGCTAACGCCGCTGCTATTCCACAGGAAGAGATAGACGTGTGCTCGATGGCGAGCGCCGACTGGAGGAAGATCACATGAGTAACAACAACCGTGACGACAACCACGAGTATGGCGACTTCAATGATGACTTCGATGACAACTATCAGCTACGCGGTACGGGTCCTGGCGTAAACCGCGAGAATCCAGACACGCCGTACTCTGGCCCAACAGCAGAACAGGATGCGGCGAATAGGGCCGCCGTAAGTAGGGCAATAGAATTCAAGCGGGCAAATCGCGAAGCTGATATTTTCCTGCGCGAAGAACTCATGAGACAAGGCGGGGATGAGAGAAAATTCGTGCCGACTAGCCTTCTGGATGTCTTCGACCCGGAACCCGTAGAACTAGACGCAAGCGGCGTACTCCTGTCAACCGGGGTACATAGGATCTCCGGCCCGGCGGGAAGTGGCAAGACGAGGTTTGCCTACTGGTGCGTACTACAGCGAGTCCGCGCGGGCGAGAAATGGGCGATATGCGACCTTGAGATGGGTGCATCAAGAACTAGGCAAGCGATGCGGCAGCTCGGCGCTACGGATCACGATCTTGGGCGCCTATTCTACATCGATATGCCGGACAACATGACGCCTGACCTCATCGAACATGGCCGCGCGCTCGCCAGATCTGTGGTGTCACGTGGATGTTCGGGCATCCTATACGACTCAATGACGCCATTCCTCGCCGCGTCCGGGATGTCGGAAAACGACCCACAGGGAGTGCGTGACTGGACTGTATCGGCATGCTCGGGAATGGAATGCGCCATCATCATCGACCACACAGGGCACTTCGATTCGTCGCGCGGCCGGGGCAGTTCCGACAAGGGCGCGGTATGTGACGTAGACTTGATATTTCATGCCGAATCGCCGTTCGCGATAGGCAAAAACGGACAGGTATCCATACAAGTAAACAAGGATCGTTCCGGTACACTACCCGCGCGAGAAGTGATGTACATAGATGTTGAATGCGGAGAAGGTACAATGGAATTCGTACCAGGATACTGGGAAGAGCCTATTCCATGGAGTGTTGATGGTCCGGTAGAAGAGATACTAGAGCTATTGATACTCAAATACACAGATCGCGACTACGCACGAGCGGGTGAACTACAAAAAGAGATGAAGTGCGATAATAGTGAGAAGACTATCCTCATACGGGAAGCAGTAGAGGATGGGCGGATAATACTCAAAAGGGTAGGTACGGAGAAGAGATACTCTCTACCAGATTAGATTCGAGGGATGGGTTGAATCCGCCTTGGTTAGATACCCTCTCTTCTCTCGGACCCGTAAGGGGTCCGTAAGAGTATAGACGGTACCATAACCAAGGCGTCTACCAAACCCTTTTCCCGCGCCGCGCTTTGGTCAACAAGTACGGAAGTCGCCGAGATTAATTGTTACGGTATGGGTATCAGGATCGGGAGAGATGTCGCGAATGGTGAAGTATACGAATGAGTCGCCGTCGACCGGGAAGAAACAGATTAGGGCTTCCCCCTCGGCATCAAGTTGTGCCAGTTCTCGCGCGGTTTGTGACGCGGTCTTTGGCGTGCCGGTTGGGCGGGCCTCAATGATACCGCCGAATACCATATTTGCGTACATGATGACGTTGACGCGGATGCCTGTGAGGATTTGCCCGTCGTCGGTTATTGTATTGACTACCATAGTGCCGAGGCGTTCGAATTGTGCTGCGAGTTCACCGGTTAGCATTTCGTTCCTTTCGCCGGTTCTAGTCTACCCCATCAAGGGAAACGGGGCTACTCGGTCGAGAGTAGTCGACCCTTTCTTCCCTAGCCGGGGATGCCGTAGTATACTTCTCGGTAGCACGGTTGCGCTGAAGGAGGTGGGTTGGATGGACTTCGGTCCTGCGGAGGTTGAAGGTGTGGTGGCGAGATCGACCCACTCCATCGCGCCTGGTGGTTGTGCGGCCGTGTCTTGCCAGGGTTGTCATTGTCAGGGGTCCCCTGGTTACCAGGTGTGCCGTCGTATCCCCCTCACTGCTGGCGGTTGGCTGTGAGCGGCGGCTCCTGGCGTTCGACGCCCCTGCCCCCTGGGTGGGGGCGTCTGCGCATGTCCATCCTTGTTCGTGATCCTGGATGTCAATGGGGGCGGCTTTCTGGCGAGGAGTGGGGTTGTGGACAGGACTCCACTGAAGTTGACCACATGGGCGATCCTGATGACCATCGCCCAGAGATGCTGCGCGGTCTATGTACATCACACCATCGGCGGCGCACGGCAGGCCAGGTGGCTGCGCAGAATGAGGCGCGTAAGTTCATGCGCATGCTACCTCGTGAGCCACACCCGGGAGTTTTGCGCACAGAATGGGATGATGCGTTATGCCGCCGTTTGTGAAGATTCAGAAGAACCGGAAGCCCAAGGATGGCGAGAAGGTTTGCCCGCCGTGTAGTGGTACTGGGCGGGTCAATACGCATGTATGTCCAACATGTCACGGTGCTGGCGCGGTACCTGATGACTGGAAGCAGGGGGACGGCCCTGTCAAGCATTCCGGTTCCGGCGATGATAGCTACATGGAGGGCGGCTCCGGTGGCAAGACAAGTGGAGGGTAGTTGATATGCAGTTCAATCACGTGGCCACGGTCGCGGGGGCTGGTCCTGGCGTTAATGCCGGAGCCGGCAAGACATACAAGCATCTCGGGATGAGGGTCTCGGGCAATGCGCCGGACTGTGTCGTGAACCTGGAGACGAGTCCCGACGGCGCCACATGGACCGTGGCAGACGCGGTCACCGGCGGGAATCGCTGGGCGGTTGCTGGCCTTCATGCTGCGGCGCAGTACGTCCGCTCAAACGTCATCAACCTCGGCGCTGTTGTTGGAGGCCGTTCCGATACCGGCTGTGGAACCAACACTACTACGACGGTCACCGACCCTGCGGCTGTCGCGGCGGATGCCGGCAAGACCATTAGTGGGCCTGGCATTCCGGCCGGAGCCACAATCACCACGGTCACGGCCGGTACCGGTTATGTCATCTCGGCAGCGGCAACCGCTACCGCTTCCGGGCTGACATTCGTGGTTGGTGCAGGGGCGCTCCCTGTCTCCACAACACTCAGCTACTCAAACTAGGGCATGTGAATGGCAGCAAGGAAGCGTCCAGAAGATCGCACAGGTGCGGCATCCGGCTTTGCGGATGACCCGCGCTTCGTTGCGATCGCCAAGGGAACCTCCCGGCGAGCGGGCATCCCCATCCCGGAGGCAAACCCTTCATGGCACCCGACAGCGCAGTCGTGGTTCAGGTCGCTTGCGCTGTCGGGGCAATCTGACTTCTACGAGGCGTCTGACTGGGCCACGGCCGTCTTCTGTGCGCAGATTTATGACATGTTCCTACGCACATACAAGGCAACTCTCCTGCCGTCATTCGTGCGGCTGAGTGAGAGACTCGGCGTTACGGTCATCGACCGGAAGCGCAATCGCATCGAGCTGGATGAGCCTGATGCGAGTGATGCGGATGAGGATGCTGCTGATGAGGCCGTCATTGCGTGGCATGGGCGCCTCGGAGTTGTGAGGGATTCCAATGGTTGACTTCAATCCTGGCGAGCTGCGCGGGTATCATGGGCGGTGGGGATTCGGGGGTGTCGTGAAAGGGCACTTGCGGCACCTGAAGTCCGGCAAGATCGTCCGGGATGCCGTACATCCGGCAACTCATGCCGAAGTCAAGGCTGCCGAGAAAAAGGTATCGGCAGAACAGCATCAGGCAATGCGAGAGCATCATGCCGCCCGGTCTGGCGTCAAGCCAAAGGAGGGCGCTAGGAGGCCGGCTGGTGCTAAGCCACCGGCAAGGAAGCCTGCTGCAAAAGCCCCTGCCAAAAAGGCAAAAGGCGGCGGCGGTGGAGCAAGGAACGTTGCTGGGCTTGCCAGAGGCGCTGGTGCGGCTGGCCGTGGTGCTGGAGGGCTGGCCAGGGGCGCGAGTGGAGTTGTCCGGCTTGGAATGGCGGCACATGGCAGGAAAGCGGCAGCCGCCAAGAAGCCAAAAAAGGCTAAGGCAACCAAGGCAAAAAAGGCTCCGGTAAAGAAGCAGACTGCCGCGCAGAAGGCCGCGATGGCAAAGTCCAAGGCTGCAGCGCAGGCAAGAGTACGGGCGGCGGCTGCTGCCAACAGGGCGGCAGCGGCAAGGGCAAGGGCGGCAGCAGCAGCGGCACGACGGAATGCGGCGGCGGCAGCGGCGGCGCAGCGGCGCGGCGCGGCGCTAGCGGCTCGCACTCGTGCCCCGGTCGGGAGGGCACCTACTGTAGCAAGGGTGGGCGGCACTGCGACCAAGGTCACCCCGTCGGCTGCTGTGATGGCGAATCTGGCCAAGTACGTAGCAACAAGGTAGGGGTGTGATGTGGATATTGCTCCGAGAGACAGGCTGGTAACGCTGCCTGAGGGACTCCCGGAGCTCACTCTTGGCTGGGAGTCAATACATTGGGCCACGAAGTACCTTCGGCAGCCGGACGGACCTAATGCCGGAATGCGATGGGAGTTTATCGAGTCGCAGGTACGGTTCCTGTTGTGGTGGTACGCTATCGACCCTGATGGCCGCTGGCTTTTCTACCATGGAGTGCGTAGGTGGCCAAAAGGTGCCGGGAAGTCTCCATTTGCGGCCGTAATAGCCATGATGGAACTGCTAGCGCCTGTACGGCTCGCGCGGTTCGATGACTCAATGCCTGGTGGATGTGTTGGCAAGCCGGTATCGATGCCGCTAGTCCAGATTGGGGCATCCTCGCACGACCAGGCTAACATCAACACCATGCGGATGGTCCGGGCGCTACTGCCAAAGAACTCTAGGCTGTTCCGCGACTATGACATTGATGCCGGCAAGACCATCTTCTACATCCCCGGTGGCGGACAGCTTATGGTCATTACCTCCTCGCCGACAACCGAGGAGGGTGCTCTAGTCACGTTCGCGATCCTAGACCAGACTGAATCGTTCACGCCGTCGAATGGTGGTGTAGACCTTGCTGAGGTTATGGACCGAAACGTCGCTAAGCAGGGCAACAGGATTATTGAGACATCGAACTCCTGGGAGCCGGGGAAGGAAACGGTTGCTGAGAATACGTTTGATGCTTGGGTTGCGCAGGAGGAAGGTCGTCTCAAGGGGAAGGGCCGGATACTGTATGACGCTAGGATGGCGCCTCCTGATGTCGATTGGGATGATATCGCGTCGATACGCAAGGCTGTTGAGTTCGCGTACGGGGATGCCTACTGGGCTGACATTGATGATATAGTCGAGAACCGCATCCTGTCGCCACGTACCAAGCTTGATGTGTCGAAGCGGTACTACCTGAACTGGCCCGAGTCGGCCGAGGATGCCTGGACGACGCAGCAGAAGTGGGCCATGATGGCTGATCCCGAGTTCAGGATCGAGGATGACGATGACATCGTCATGTTCTTTGATGGCTCGCGTGTGGAGGATGCTACCGCTCTTGTTGGATGTCATGTAGAGACGGGATTCGTATTCACGCTTGGTATATGGGAGCCGCGTGGCTCGCGGCGAATCCCCATGGATGAGGTTCATGCCGCCGTACTGGCCGCCAAGGACCGGTGGAGTGTGCGTGCGTTCTTCGCGGACGTCAAGGAGTGGGAAGAGTCCACCAAGATAACGTGGCGTGCGCTGTTTGAGGAGGAAGTTGATGTCTGGGCAGTTCCGAGCGGAAGAGATCCGCAACCAGTTGCGTGGGATATGCGCTCGCATGTTGGCGAATTCACGCAAGCTTGCGAAATGGTTCTCTCGGAAATCGACCAAAACGCAGCCACCGGGGCCGGGTTCAGGCACGACGGTGATTCCGCCCTAGGCCGACATGTCATAAATGCGAGGCGTCGCCCAAACCGGTGGGGCATCTCTATTGGCAAAGAGAGTCCCAAGAGTCCGAACAAGATTGACGCGTGCGTGTGTATGATAGGCGCACGGCATGCCCGGCGTCTTGTGCTCGCGAACAAGACATACAAAGAACGCAAGGCAACAGGCGGCAAAAAGGGGAGCGGTCGTGTCTGGTCATTTTCTTAGGAGTTGGGTGTCGTGATTATAGGTATTGACAACGTTACCGAACTGACGACCAAGGCGCTTCAGGCGCGGATGTCGGAGCAGACACGACTGCGAAGGATTAGTCAGTATGTCAGGGGGCGTCAAGATCCTCCGTACGTTCCGCGCGGTGTGAATGCCGAGTATCGCTGGATTGCCAAGAAGGCAAAGCGTAATTTCTTGCCGCTTGTCATCTCGGTGGTATCCGAGAACCTTCATGTTGATGGTTACCGGCCGTCCGGGACAACATCCAATGAGCTTGCGTCTCCGCAGAGGCCACAGCCAGAGTGGGATGCGTTCCGTGCTAACCGGATGGTGTCGCGGCAGCATGGCGTTCATCGTTCGGTCATCCAGTATGGCTCGGCGTACACGGTCGTGCTGCCTGGGAGGATGGCTTCTGACGAAGAGCAGGGGCAGAATGTTCCGGTTATCCGGCCGGTATCGCCTCGGCGCATGACGGCGTTCTACGCCGATGAGGTGGATGATGAGTGGCCTCAGTTCGCAGTCGAGGTCAATCTTATTAACATGCCACAGGGTGCTGCGAAGCTGGTCGTGTATGTTTACGATGAAGTCAACCGGTACATCTTGACTGGGAATGCTGTTGCGGACCCGACCCAGGCGGCGCTACATCTTGCTGATCAGGATGATATCTTGCTGAATGGGCAGCCGGTCATAGCATCGCATGGGCTAGGGATGTGTCCGGTCGTGCGGTTCCTGTACGAGACTGATCTGGACGGGGAAGTTGACTGTACCGGCGAGATTGAGCCGCTCATGCCGATTCAGGACCAAATCAACTTCGACACGTTCAACTTGATGATCTCGACACAGTTCGCTGCGTTCCGGCAGCGCTGGGTTACCGGGATGTCGCCCGTTGATGAGGAGGGTCATGAGGCTGCGCCGTTCCGGCCCGGTGTCGATCGTGTCTGGGCTAGTGACGACGCAACTACGAAGTTCGGCGAGTTTGGCGAGACGTCATTGATGCCGTACTCGTCTGTTCGCGAGGATGGCATTCGACACATGTCCACAATCTCGCAGGTGCCTCCATACCACCTGCTTGGACAGGTGGCGAATATGTCAGCCGAAGCGCTAGCCGCCGCACGGGATGGCCTTGATCGCAAGATCGAAGAGCTACAGGCATCCATGACGGATCCATGGCGCAATGTGTTTCGGCTATCGTCGCTTGCCGGCGGCAACAAGGATGGCTGGTCCGACTTGTTCGGCACGATAGTGTGGCGTGATACGTCAGCACGTGCATTCGGCGCGACGATCGACGGCCTTGGCAAGATTGCGCAGATGCTCGGCGTGCCTGCTGAAGAATTGTGGGCTAGGATTCCTGGCGCCACGGCTGATGATGTCGCTGCCTGGCAGCTAGCGGCACAGCGGCAGCGGGCACAACAGATAGTTCAGCAGCTTGCTGCCGTACAGTCTGGTATTCCACCAATACCGGCTCCTGGTGCTCCTCCAATCCCGATGCCTATCCCGGTGATGCCTGGTGCTCCGGCCGTAGCTCCGGCTGCTGCCGCCGCTCCGGCAGCTCCAGCGGCGCTGCCTCCTGCTCAGCCACCTGAGGGTGCGCCGTGAGTATGCCCGGACTCCCTGTGCCTGCTGGACAGTCTTCAGCCCTGCTGTTCGGTAGGTACAGGGGCAATCAGTACGCTATCGGACATCGTGTCGAAGCGGCGATTGGCGGCTTGTGGGCGCAGATGATTGATCCTGCCCACTTCAATGATTCGTGGCATCGTCTTGAACCGCTGATTTCGGGGATTGTCGATACGCATCACGACATGTCGGCCGCCGATGCTGCGGAGTACTATTCCCTGTCTCGCGCGGTAGCTGGCTTCTACGGCGCGACGGTGCCTGGTGTTACGCTTTCGGACGAGTACCGGTCGCATGTAATCAACGTGATGGGTGTTGGGCAGTTCTTCCACTTCCTTGGGGACGGTGATGATGCTCCGACGGCATCAGTGAAGGCGCTAGATGCCCTGAAGGGTGCTAGCTCACGTCTTGTGATGAATGGCGGGCGCGATACCGTGTTGAAGGCGGCATCGAGTGACGATAACTCTCTTGGGTGGGAGCGCATCCTAGAGTCTGATCATAAGGCGTGTAATTATTGCTCGATGTTGACGGGTAGTACTGGAGTACAGAAGGAATCTGCCGCACGATTCCATGCGCATGATAGTTGTTACTGTCTCGCGCGGTCAGTCTTCAACGGACAGCAGTCTGTTAATGCCGGTATTCAGGCCGAGTGGAAGTCGGTAACTACCGGGAAACAAGGCAAAGCCGCAACAGCGGCCTGGAATCAGTACTGGAGTGAGAAAGATGTCGGACCTGAAAGAGGAAGCTCTACGGGGACTGCTCAAGAAGAAGCAGGCAATGCCGCCGTCGGCGCAGAATCAGAGCGACTCGCCGCGATTTCCAATCAATACCCGTAGCGGGCCGACGAATTCGCTGTCGGCGGCTATTCGTGCGGTTGGCCGCGCGAAACCGAATACGCCAGAGGAGCGGGCGAAGGTCCGGCGCTACATCATGGGCGTCGCAAAGACAAAGGGGTGGTCCGACGATATTCCCAAGACCTGGAAGCCGGACGGGACGCTGACGACTGGAGGTTCATGATGTCGCTTGATGTTAGTGGCACTAGTGTTGTCATCGAGACTGTTCCGAATGCCTTGTTGGCGTTCTACTTCCCGCAAGGCAACGATATTGCCGTGACTGTGTATTATCCCGAGGTTGCCGATGGCACCGGAGCATCCTCGAAGTTTTACTACAAGAAAAGCCGGGAGACGAGTGATAGTGATCCAACCACGAAGACATATGCGGCTCCTATTGTGAACAACCCGAACAGTTCAGGGACATGTATGTCGGTACTCGACATACCGGCTGCAGACAATGGGGTTGCCGGGTCATTCTGGTGGAGGATCGATGCTATTGATTCCTCCGGGGATGTAAGTACTGTTGGGTACGGAACGCTTCTTGTGAAGGAGGTGTGATGGCACAGAAGGAAGAGCACACGAACATGCCAGGCCAGTTGCTTAAGTACTGGACTACTGGCGCTGGTGCGGCCAAGCTTCACTGGGGAGTGCCTGGTGATTTCGATGCGTGCGTGACAGAGCTGTCAAAGTATGTCTCGCCGGGCATGGTGAAGGGGTTGTGTGCCAACATACACAGGCATGCGACGGGCGGCTGGCCCGGCCATGCTCCTGGCGTGGAAGAGGCCCTTACGAAAGCCCGCGAAAGCCGTTCGCGCTAGGGACTAGACTTCCGGGCCGATAGGGTATATACTCCCGCGTAGAGACGTGAATCTGGAGGGCGCGATATGAGCGGAGCTGCTGGGGATGCCGGAGCTGGGCCCGCAACGGGCACTGCCGGCGCGGCACCTGACACGGGTGCGGCCGGTACGGCTACGGAAGACCAGGATGCTGCCGGTTTGCTAGGCAGCATGCTCGAAAATGGTCAAGGTCAGGATGATGACCTTGCCGCGCAGGTCGAGCACTGGAAGCAGATGTCCCGCAAGCATGAGCAGCGGGCCAAGGCCAACTCCAGCGCGGCTTCGAGGCTTCAGCAGATCGAAGATGCAAACAAGACCGAACTCCAGAAGGCGCAAGATGCGCAAGCAACGGCTGAGCGTGAGCGTGATGAGGCAAGATCCTCGCACGCTCGCGTTATGGCGGCCGCCTCTAACAACCTTCCTCCAGAACTCATTGATCACCTCGGCACCGGAACGGAAGAGGAAATCAATGAGCGAGCAGAGCTATTCTCCCGGATCATAGACGAGACGGCCCAGGCGATAGCGGAACAGCTCGTGGCGGACGCAGGTATCGACCTGAATGGGTCTACGCCGCAACCGCAGCAGCAGCAGCAGCCACAACCGGGCGCACGTCCGGTTGAATCCATGAGGCCTGGATCGGCCCCATCTGGCGGAACGCCGATGAACAACGAGCAATGGTTCCGTAACCTGCTCCACAACACATAGGCACTTCGGCTTCCGCCTTAGTGCGGGAAGGCTTCAGATGGCAGGCACTTACAATGAGGGGATCTTCCGGTCGTCCGGGACTCCTGATCCTCTCGTGCCGCAGCCCTTGGCTACGGCGATTATCCAGGAGGCTCCCAAAGCCTCGGCGGCTCTCACCCTGATGAACAAGACCGTCCTGTCTTCCAAGACCCAGAGGATGCCCGTTCTCGACGTGCTCCCGATGGCGTACTGGGTCGGCGGGGACACCGGTCTCAAGCAGACTTCCCAGATGGCGTGGCAAAACGTCATCATGGTGGTCGAGGAGCTTGCTTGCATCGTGCCGATTCCGCTTGCGTACCTTGACGACGCGGACGTGCCGTTGTGGTCGCAGGTTCAGCCTCGCATCACGGAGGCTGTCGGTGCGCTGATCGACTCGGCGGTCCTTTGGGGCGTCAACAAGCCCGCTACCTGGGGCGAGTCGGTGTTCACCGGAGCCGGGAAGTCGGGGCACTTCTCTACTGAAGGCGCTGGCCTTGATCTTGGTCAAGACGTCACCGTCCTGGGGCAGTTGCTAGCGCAGACCGGATACACGGTCAGCGGTTTCGCTGCGATGCCGGGCATCAGCTGGAAGCTGGCCGGAATCCGGTCGGCACAAGGCGTTCCCATCTACCAGCCGGACATGACGGATACTCCCGGAGGCAAACTCTATGGGTACCAGATGTCCGAGATCAACAACGGCTCATGGATCAACCCGACTGCTGGTGCGCTCATGCTTGCCGGGGACTTCACCAAGGCCATCATCGGAATCCGGCAGGACATCAACTTCAAGATGTTCACCGAGGGCGTCATCTCCGACGACACCGGCAAGGTCATCCTCAACCTCATGCAGCAGGATGCTGTCGCGATGCGCATGGTTATGCGCCTCGCCTACGCGACTGTCAACCCGGTCACCGTCATGCAGAAGAACCAGACGATCACCCAACGGTGGCCGTTCGGTGCGGTTCTTGGTGTTGGTACGGCTGCGCCCGTTAGCGGCCCGATCAACGTCATCCAGGCGTACCCCGGCGGCACGCGTACCACTACCGCCGTCGGCACGGCTGCTGATGGCGCTGCGGAGGACGCTGCGGAGGATGCCGAGAAGGTGGAAGAGGAAACCACTGGAAACGGCGGCACCCACACTCGCGGCCGGACGGCGCGATCAACTCCCAAGGACAAGGAGTAGTTCATGTCGTCGCTGCCCAGTCTCGCCACGCCCGATGACATCGCGGCGAGGCTGGGCCGCAACCTGAATCAGAACGAGGCCGCGCGGGTTCAGGGGCTTCTGGATGACGGAAGTGCGATCCTGCGCAGGTTCTGCCGTAGGGACTTCCTGTTCTACGACACCGACACCACGACTTTGGTTGCTGATGGCGGCATTATCATGCTGACGGCATGGAAGCCAATAGTCAGCATCACTTCGGTTATCGCGCTCGGCGGGACGCCGGGCATTATGGACATCCCGGTTACGTGGTATCACTTCGATGCTGTTGACAAGATCACGGTGTTCAACCCGGCTTACTCTGGGATCATTAACCTGCCGGAGATCTGGTACCAGGAGACGTTCTGGTGGGGCGGTAGCTTCAAGATAACTGGCTCGCATGGGTTCACGGATACTCCGGCTGACGTGTCGGCCGTACTGTGCTCGGCGGTTACTTCCGAGCTAGCGACACCGACGATGTCGGCTACCCTGATGAGCGAGTCCGTCGGGGCTTACTCGTACTCGATGCGGCGTACGTCCGGCGCGGGTTTGAACGCTGCGCTGCTCGACGCCGGTATGAAGACTGTGCTCGCTGACTACCGCAAGAGCCTTGGGACTCTGAAGATTGCTTTGTGAGGAGGTGTAGTTATGTCGATGCCGTATCTGCCGTACGCCGTCACGATGACGCTGTTGAAGCGTGCGGTGTCCGGTCAGGATGAGTATGGCAATGACATCTACACCGAGACTCCGCTTCAGATCCCGCAATGCGTGTTCCAGCCTGCCGGAAGCACGGAGAACCTCATCTTTGCCGATCAGGTGTCGACGACAGACACAATCTTCATGCCTGGTGGTACGGATGTCTCGGCTCTTGATGCTATTCAGTACAACGGTGATACGTACGAGGTCACCGGCGAGATCTCGGCATGGACATCGCCGTTCTCCGGCCGGGTATCCCCTATCCGCGTGAATGTTTCGCTGATAACGGGAGGGTCGCCATCATGACTGATGCTAGGTACATTCCCGATCATGATGGGATGGGCAAATTCCTTAACTCGGACCAAATGCGTTTCGGCATGGAGATTATTGCCGAAGAAATCAAGATGCGGGCCGAGGTTATAGCTCCCGTTGATCGCAAGAGTAAGCATCCTGGCCGGTATAAGGCGAGTTTCCATGTTAGGTCTAATCTTCACGGAGGCGCGACGAATGACCGCGCCGAGGCAGTCGTGTACAATGATGCGCCGGAAGCGCTCTACGTAGAGTTCGCTCACTGGGGTGCCGAGCCTGAGCATATACTGACTCGCGCGGCATTCATCCCGCTGAAGGGGGTGGCTGGCTGATGACGTATCCGGTCTTCCCCGATCCCGAGACGATGTTGATGTACGCGCTCGTGCCACAGAATCCTGACATCCGTTTTGTTACAGTCATGCCGTATGGAGACCCAACTAAGATCACCGCGCGTATCCGGCGTACCGGCGGCATAGTTGTCCATGTTGGTCTTGATCGTCCTGTCATTGATATTGATGTGTTCGGCCCTAAGTCCCAGATTGGTAGTGTCTCCTCCGCTGCGAGAGAAATCCAATCACAGATGATGTCGCTCATGAGCGCCGTCGTACCGAATGGAGTGTTTCAGCGCGTTACCACAGTCAGCAGTCCACGTCAACTACCGGAGGTTAACCCAAGCTTGGTGCGGTATTCCGCAACGTATGAACTTAGTGTACACCCGTAGGAGGAAACAGAATGTCACCTAGTAGCAGAGCGGCAGCGGCAGGAGTAGCCGAGTACGACGTAGAAGGTCCTGTTCCCCTGGCAGGCTTGCCGGCCCCCAGTACCGGGCCGTACAAGGACAACACGCTGCTTTACGCAGCAGGCGATGTTGTTGCGTGGGTCGGGCCGCCGAACGTAGCGCCGCCGGTCGGGTTTGAGGACCCGACTACGATCGTCGGCGGCAGTTATCACTGCTGTGGCTGGACGGACGTGTCCGGCTACATCTTCAAGCTCGACGAGACCATCAAGGACATCCCGGCTGCCGGGGTTCTTACTCCGATCCGGTCTATCCTCACTGGCGGCGTCAAGACCTGTCAGGTCATCTTCCTGGAAGCGCTCAACCCGAACGTCCAGGCGCTCTACGACGATGTGTCGATCTTCCCGGCCGCATCATCGCCGCTCAAGCCTCCGCCAGGTCGTGTCGATGCTTCATGCGGCACGACAATCAACAGCGCAGTTGTCACAGACGTCGCGGTCCTCGCCGGAGATGTTGGCAAGGGCGTATCCGGTGCGGGCGTCCAGATCGGCTCAACGATTACGGCCGTCACGGCAGGAGCTAGCTTCACGATGTCACTGCCGGCGACGGCGACTGGTGCGGCTGTCTCCTTGACGATAGGCAGCTTCATTGCTGCCTACATCCTCCCGGACCCGCCCGCCGACAACCGGTACTCGCTGATCTTCGATAGCATCGATGGTGTGAAGAGGCGGCGTCTCTACGCCCCGTTCGCCAAGGTGACGGCGCGCGGTAACGACCAGACGCAGCAGGGCGACATCACCATGACAGACCTCACGTTCACCTTCTACCCCGGCACGATCGGGACTGTCAACAACGCCGTCGCGCAGCGCTACATCGGCTACGGCAAGGACGTATCGGCGTACTTCGCATGAGCACCGACGATTGGGTGGAAGTGCCCCAAGACGAGCAGCCGGTCGATGTCGATCTTGACGCGATCGACGATGTGCTGCGCAAGGAAGTTGTCGGCGAGGGCGTCACGGTACGCATCGACGGCAAGGTCATCCACGTGTCACACGCGAAGGACTGGTCGTCTTCCGCGATGCGCGCGGCGTCGGCTGGTGACTGGGACACGTGGGCGCGAGAAGTTATCGATGATGACGCCGAGTTCCGTGTGTGGGTCGAGGCCGACCTTAAGAACTATCAGGTCGAGGCCGTATTCGAGGAGTGCGGCAGGCAGTCCCGGATGAACATGGGAAAATCCAGAAAGCGCTCTGGGTCACGGAATCGTTCCCAGAGGAGGTAGAAGCAGACCTGCAGCGCTATTACGGTGTAGCTTTGTCCAGCCTAGGCAGTAGCCTTTCCTGGCGCAGACTACTGGTACTGGTAGACCATCTTCCTGCGGAGGGTGCCTTGAATACCGCGATTCGGAATGCGACACCGGCCGATATGCTCGCTGTCTCGGCTGGCGATTCCGCGCAGGCGCCATGGAGTTCTCTTGAGATGTTGACTGCCGCGCTTGTCGATGAGGTGCGGCAGCTCAACTGGATGTTCGCGAGCGTGAATTCTGGCGGTCAGAACATCAAGAGGCCAGAGCTTGTTCGTAGGCCGGGTGCCGGCACTCAACGTGGCAAGCTGATGAGTGTCGAGTCCGCGCGGACACTTGACCCTCGTCTACGCGGCCTTGATGATGATGAAGTGCGTGCGCGGATGGCGGGGAGGGGTGCGTTATTGTGACCGACATCTTCGTAGGATCAGTAGCCGTCGGAGTAGTTCCCGACGCGCGGGGCTGGGAAGACAGGATGCGTCAGCAACTACTTCCGCCTTCACGAAAGGTCGGGGATGAAGTAGGCAAGGAGATCGGCGATAGTGTAGAGAGTGGGATGGCTGAAGCCGGGGATAAGTCGGCCAAAGATTTTGGGGAAATGTTCAAGGTCCGTATCAAGGAGATGATGGATACACTCCCCAAGGTACAGCTTGATGGTGACGCAACGCCGATCGACAGGAAACTGGATGAGATCAAAATAAAGTTGATGATACTTAGCAAGACTAATCTTCTTGACTCCAAGAAGGCTATTCAAAACCTGACTATCGTGGAGGCTGATGTCAAGGCCCTAGCAGATATGGCCAAGGGCGTCAAGCTAGACTTCAACACCAAGGATGCACTAGGCAAGATAGCGGAGCTACGCCTCGCGGAATCGAAAATTCTGCTTGGTGACGTTGCTGGTGGTAAGGCAACTAAAGGCCCTACTGTTGCTAGTCTCGAAGCTGCTATATCAACGGCGTCAGGAGCCGCGTCGGCTGGTACCGGTGTTCTTGGAAATATTATGGCGTTCTTCGGGGGAATCAAGGGGTTCTTCGGAGGCGGTGGCGGTGGCAGTGGCGGTGGCGGTGGTATTGTCGGGGCAGCGGCCGGTGCTCCGGCGGCAGGTGGCGGTGGAGGTGGAGGACTCGCGGCACTAGGAGGGCTAGCTGGTCCTATTGGAATTGGAGCAGCAGTTGTAGCGGCTGCTCCGTTCATCGGGCAGATTGTTGGCGGGGCTATCGTTGGTGTTATGGGTTCTGCTCTTCTTGGTTTGGGTCTTGCCGGCGCGGCTATGACCGGGAAGCTTTCCGCGCCATTCAAATCGCTGACGAAGCAGATTTCCGATGATATGAAGCAGATAGGGACGCCGTTTGTAGCGCCGCTTAGAGAGGTGATGAAAGAGATAGCCATAGTTACTCACGAGATGACGCCTATATTTGTCAAGGCTAGCAAGATTCTTGGCGTTCCTTTCCATAAGTTCCTTGATGCTATTGTGAGGGCGTTCGGTCAGAAGTCGGTTCAGACTTCCATTCTCGCGGTAGCTAATGCTTTCCAGTCGATCTTGACTGCTGTCACTCCGTCTATTGGTCGTGACGTAGGG